GTTTCGCAATCCATATTATGTGCGTATGAGAACTATGACCATAAATGATAAGCGAGAGAAAGAAACTTTAAACAGACACAAACACGAAATCCACCAAGCAAAACTTTTAGATAAGGAGATAAAAGATGCAAAAAATAAAAATAAAGATGAATAAAGAACAATGGATAGGCTTGTATACTGACATGCATGAGATGATTATGCATAGGTATACCGCACCAGAGAAATTGACACACGCAAAGTTTGTTGATATAAGAGATGACATATTAAATATTCTTTCTGCTAATTTTGAGAGAGATTGGGAGCAAGGATTAACAAGTGAAACAAAGGTGACAATACATGATTAACGTATCTATATGTGATGGCTTATCTGGTACACGCATTGCGTGGGACAGAGTAGGCTTGGGCGAAGCTGAGTGGCATGTCTTTGAGACAGACAAGTATGCCAGTGCAGTAAGTCGCTACAACTATCCAGACATGACCAGACATGGTGATGCTAGGAATTACACAAAGCTGATAGGCAAGGATATATTCCTATTGGTGGCAGGTTTTCCATGCCAACCATATAGTGTGGCAGGTTCTCAAGGTGGCAATGATGATGCCAGAGATTTAAGTCAGCTATGCTTTGATGCATTGCGAGACTTGAAGCCTAAGTACTTTATGTATGAGAATGTGGCATCTATGAAGCAGGAACATCAAGACTACATATCAAAAGGTTTAGGAGTTGAGCCTATTATGATTGATGGTGCAGACTTCTCTGCTCAAAGTCGCAAGCGATTGTTCTGGACAAACATATCTATACTACCTTGGCAGGACAAAGGCAAAGTTATTAGAGATATACTAGAGACTGGAGATACCGCAGACATAGTGTCCATGTATGGTAAAAAGCCACAACGATTGGACATAAACAAGGCGAGTTGTCTCATGGCTAGAGACTACAAAGGTTTTGGCAGACAAGCACAAACTGGTGTACGTTGTATACAAGTAGGTGAGACTGCTGATATAAAAGGCTACGATATTATCAAACGTGTGTATTCAGTAGATGGTAAAGCACCAACACTAACCACTATGCAAGGTGGACATCGTGAACCTAAGATAGCTACGACTGATACTACATGGCGCAAGCTTGTACCACTAGAATGTGAACGATTGCAGACTATTAATGATGGATACACGCAGTATGGTGTATTTGATAAAGGACACCCATCATATGCAATAGAAAAGATATCCAATTCACAGAGATACAAGATGTTAGGCAATGGATTTGTCGTAGATGTTGTAGCTCATATATTAAAAGGAATACCCAATGAATAAACCACTACTAAATGATATTAGCAATGCAATGTTTAATATAAATGATTTAAAAGAAACCATGAAAGCACATGGATTGCGTGACATCAAGCGTGTACATGATGGCACAAATAATGAAGATACCATAGGAGATTTAGTAGATGACTTACATTATTTTCTATGCAATCTTTATAACTCGACAATTTAAAGGAGTACCCAATGATAGCTGAAGCATTAATGTGCATGGCACTCAATATGTATCACGAAGCGAAGAACCAATCCATGCTAGGACAAGTGGCGGTTGGTCAAGTTGTGATGAATAGAGTGAAAGACGATAGATTTCCCGACACAGTATGTGAAGTAGTGAAGCAAGCTATAACATACAAAGGAACTGATAAGCCTGTAATACACAAGTGTCAGTTTAGTTGGTACTGTGATGGGAAGTCTGATGAACCAAAGGTAGATAGCAAACAATGGAGAAGAGCAATAGACTATGCACACATTGTGATGTCTGGTACAATAGTGCTAGATGTAACCGAAGGAGCTACACACTACCACGCTACATATGTAAGACCATCATGGGCGAAAACAAAGACAAGAACTACAAGAATTGACAGACATATATTTTACAGATGGGAATAATTTTCTTATCGTTACTAGTATAGAGAGATAGTGTTTGACAATAAACCCCAAGGTGTGATACTGTTATACTATGATGTCAGTTGACACCTTTAAAACTTTAACTAACTAAAAAGGAGATGGATATGCCATTTGATTTATTACCCGAAAATTTAGACTTTGATGTACAATTCGAAGACACCAAAGTTCACGACAAAAGATATGTGGTTAACAATGCTACTGGAGAATACATTGGTATTGTTGGCGACAAATTTAATTGTGTTAGTCATGGAGAATTTTTCTCTGGTGTACACAACACAATGCTTTCCAATCTTGGCGAAGATGAGCTTGCCAATGCGAAAGTTAACTGGAGAGTTGCACGACAAAATGCATGGGCATTGATGGATGTGACACTACCCGATTCAACACATACCATAACTACTGACAGACACCAGACTAAAGTTGGTCAGAGAGTTATTGCACTACATGGTGTAGATGGCTCATGTTCTAACATGGTGTTCTTTGGTGCTATAGATTTCTTCTGCACCAATGGTATGATTCGTGGTGAGCATGACAAGGTGCGAAGAAAGAACACCACATTCTTTAGCATGCCTACCTTTGAGCAACAGTTACAAAGGTCTAAGGATGACTTTTACTTTCAAGCTTTGAGACTGCAAGTCATGGCAGATACATCTCTCAAGGATGTAAATGTTAAGACATTGGTTGAGTCCATCATCAAGTCAGAGAAGAAGTCTGACAAGATGCTTGCACTGTACTATCAAGAAATGGGTACAAGAGGTGAGAATGTGTTTGCACTATATAGTGCGTTCACTAACTACTCATCATATGCAGATGAGAGAAATGGTTTCAATCTGCGTAACACAGGTGTCGATACACGAGCAGTCAACATGTTCAACAGAGAACATGAAGTTGCTAAGTGGACTGATACACCGCAGTTTAAGTCTCTTCTTGGAGAGTACCCACATCAAGCAGAAAGGGTGGCTTAATGAAACATATATCAATCAATCAAGCTAAAGGCATGATGATTGGACTCGCTGTGGGGGATGCGTTAGGTGCATCCCTTGAGTTCACTAAGCCTAGACAACCTAAAAATTATCTACGCAAGTATGGTACTGGTGGTATATGGAACGTCAAAGAAGGAGAATGGACTGATGACACAGCTATGGCATATGGTATGGCTTGTGCTATTCGGGACAAAAAAGAATTTGAACCCCATGCCATTATGGATAACTTTGTTAAGTGGCGAATGGAAGGACAGTTTATTCCTCGTGGTGTATGCTTTGATATAGGTAACACTACTGAGCGTTCTATTCAAAACTATATAGCTCTACCATATACACCATACAAAGGACGTGATGATGAGATGGAGTCTGGTAATGGGGGATTGATGCGATTAGCACCTGCCATTATCTCTGCCAGTACACGAGAGATGGCTATAAAACAAGCTATACAGTCTACCATGCTCACACATGGAAGTCCAACCTGTATAAAATATAGCCGAGCTTTAGGAGAAGAACTGTGGATGGGTTCACCATTACAAAAACATAGAAACTTAAGACACCCGAAAGGCATTGATAGAAACTACGTCAAGTCTGGTGGGTATGTAGTGGAGACATACCAAGCATCCATGTGGGCATTCTATAACTCAAGTTCTTTTGAAGAGTGTGTAGTCATGGCGGTGAACAGAGGTCACGATGCTGACACAACAGGTGCGGTAGCAGGTATGATTGCAGGTGTATACTATGGACTAGATGCTATACCAGACCATTTTAAGGATAAACTTATGTGGTATGATAAGTTAGAAAAAGTAGCCATAGACTTACATAATATGGAAAGTCCTAACTAATGGACAAAGGCTTTCTATATTTTCTTGCAATCGTTACATTGTGCTATATACTCGATGTAACATTTAAATATTTATTTTTTTAGGAGACTTAAATGAATAAACTATACGACACTGACTTTGTAATACTTAACAAGAAAACTAAAGAACCTATTGAATCTCTTGATGTGGTATATAGTTCTTTATCTCTTGCAGAGTTTCTTAACTCTGGTGAGTATCAAGTAACACCAGATGGTGACTATGAATTTGTAAGTATGACTGAGTTGCCAGAAGGATTACAGAACAGATATTTAAAACAAATAAGGAAGGAGAGTTAAATGAAACTTATACAGTATGCAGTAGTCTTTGAGCCTTTTGAGACAGAAGGTTTAGAGTACGTGAAGAAAGGATGTGGTGCTATGTGGGATGATAATAGTCCAATCAAACTGTTCGACACCCACGAAGAAGCACAGAAGGAAGCTAACAAGTGGAACACTGGAGAGGTGGTGCAGTATGGATAATGAAGGTCAGCTTACCATAGTGATGATAGTAATGTTGATTGCTATGACGTTTACTTTAAACGCTTGTTTTGTGCAGGTGATGTGATGAGTAATTATTCTTTTTGTTGTAACGCTGAGATTGATTTTGACAAGCGTTGCTGTGAATGTGGTATGCCACAGAAAATAACATGGGGTCAAAGTAATGAAGGACAGATGGAGTTTAACTTTCCTACACTAGATGCAGACTTTGATTCTACATCTGATGAAGATGAACTAATGATTAAAAACTTTAAGAACTTAATTGATGGAGATTATCGTGAATAGATTTATTGTAGATGAAGACCCAGTGATTATAGCAAAATCATTATGTGACCAACATATTGTAAAGATGCCACTGGAAGAAGCACAGATGTTATGCACTGCACTGTGGCATCACGCACCAGAGTATGCAGAGAAAAAAGGTTTGTATAAACCTGTTCATCAAAAACATCCATGCACATTGTGGGCAATGCATAGTCGTAGTAATTTTATGTATGCGTACAGACTTTATGTTGCAATGTTAGTTGAGTATACAAAAAGATATAGCAAGATACATGGTGCAAGCAAGCACAAGAATGCTATATTCTTTGGTAGTACCTATCTACCAGAGTTGGGTATCACAAAACATCCGCAGTGTTTTAGTGGCATGGACGAACTCAAGACAGATGAGTTTCTACCTATCAATGCTTATCGTGCTTTCTACAGAGCAGACAAGCTAAAGTTTGCCCGATACAACAAAGGTAGAAGTATGCCAGAGTGGTTGGCAGCATGACAAAAGTAAACCAACTTGTGGACAAATACTATAAGTCCCATGATTACAAGAACTTACGTGATGAAACTAAATCACAATACAAATACTTCATGGGTGTTTTGTTGGACACAGATTTGGATGGTAAAGTCATAGGAGACTTGCGATACACTGAAGTGTCCACCAAACGTGCAAAGTTAGCCTACGATATGTGGTGTGACAGAGGAATATCTTTTGCTAATCATATCATGGGTGTAGCTAGAATATTATTTAACTACGCAGTACGCATGGAACATACCACTATAAATCCATTCTCTAACGTGCGTAGGAGAACCACTGACAGGCGAAAGACTGTCTGGAGTAGAGAACATGTCAAAACATTCTTAGACGTAGCCTACAGCGATTTTAGTACACGTAACATAGGATTGATTGCACACATGGCATACTCTTGGTGTCAGAGATTAGGAGACATGCGACTACTCACATGGGACAACATAAACTTTGAAGATGCTCGTGTACATATTGAGCAGTCCAAACGTAGAGCAGATGTTGAGTTGCCTATTGATGACGACTTACTGTATATGCTGAAGGAACAAGAGAAAGATTTTGGCTTTCAGAAGTATATTGCACCTAGACCTCGCCCGATTGAAGGTGAATATAGACCATATACAATATATAAATTGCCCAAGTACGCAAAAAAGATTATGACTGTTGCAGAATTGCCACAGGAGTTACGCTTATCCGACTTAAGACGTACAGGTACTACAGAAATGGTGGATGCAGGTGTAGGAATAGCACAAATAATGTCTGTAACTGGACATGCTAACCCACAATCTGTGAAGCCATACATGAAAAATACGTACATGAGTGCAAATAATGCATTGACAACGAGAAAAATGCACAGTACACTCACTTACAAGTGCCACACAGGAAAGTGATATGTATACTAATAATGTAATAAACAATATAAGTGATGATATTCCAAATGGAACTACAAAAAGGACTGACTGTCCTAATTGTGGTGGTCGTAACACGTTTACAATCACCAACAATATGGGTTCTCTTGTGTGGAATTGTTACAAAGCGTCTTGTAATATTAAAGGTGGTACTCGTGTCCATTTGTCTGTTGATGATATTCGTAGTAGTATCAAGACTGGCATGGGCTTCGCAGGTGCTGAGAAATATGCAGAAGACTTTGTATTACCCGAATACGTTGTACCTTGTAAAGGTCAGCGTGAACTCACTAGGTTCGCAGAAGAGTATGCTATAGATGAATGGGAATTATATTACGATGTGAAAGATAATCGTGCTGTGTTCCCAGTTCGACATGATGGTGTTATAGTAGATGCCACAGGTCGTTCTCTTAGCAAGCGACTTCCTAAATGGAAGAAATATGGAAATAGTGGGTTGCCATTCACCGCAGGTTGTGGTAAGGTGGCTGTTGTTGTTGAGGACTGTGTGAGTGCAACTGTTGTTGGTTACAGTTCCTTTGTTGGGGTTGCGATTCTTGGTACATCTCTACAGGAGTCGCATAAAGGATTTCTCTCGCAGTTCTCGACAGCAGTAATTGCATTAGACCCCGATGCATTACCGAAGACACTGCAGATGGCGAAAGAATTACGTGGACATGTATCTGATGTACGTGTCCTTAAACTAACTAACGATTTGAAATATCGTGACCCCAAAGATATGGAGAAATTAAATGGAATTATCATTAATTAGAAGTCTTATGAATAGGTCATTCTATGATGACCACCGAGGAGCGAAATGTCCCGACAAGCTATTCAGTAAGGATGTTCGCAAGATTAAACAGGCTATCGACAGTGCCATGACTAAGTACGAGCGTACTGTGACACCCGATGAAATAGAAGCTCTGTTTATGTCAAACAATCCCACTATGACTACCGCACAGAAGCAAGCGTACTCTTCTTTGTTCTTCAAGATAAAGAAAGAACAGCCTATGGGTAGCGACATAGCTAATGAAGTGTTGTCTAAATTGTTTCAGCAAGTCATTGGAGAAGAGATTGCTAACTTAGGATTTGATTATGTCAATGGTGATATGTCAAGCCTAGAGCCATTACGCATTATGCTAGAGCAGTATGGTGATGACTTTGTTCCCAACTTGAATGTCGAGTGGGATGACATTGAGATAGAAACATTACTTGCACGAGCAGACTTGGAAGCACGATGGACTTTCAATGTACCTACACTTACACGCAAGGTCGAAGGTGTGAATGCAGGACATCTGATTGAGATAGGTGCTAGACCTAATACTGGTAAGACATCTTTCCATGCCAGTTTGATTGCATCACCACAAGGTTTTGCCCATCAAGGTGCTAACTGTATTGTGCTATGTAACGAAGAAGGATATCATCGTGTGGGTGCTAGATACCTAACTGCTGCCACTGGTATGACCATGAAAGAAATCAAAGATAATCCTACCAAAGCTCGTGACTTATATGCACCAGTTAAAGAACGCATCAAGATAAAAGATGCAACTGGTCGTGACATGGCTTGGGTTGAGAGTATATGTAAGACATTCAAGCCCGACATTGTATTGTTAGACATGGGTGATAAGTTTGCTAAGACAGCAGGATTTGCCAGAACAGATGAAGCTCTGAAAGCAAATGCTGTACACGCTCGTATGATTGCCAAGCAACATGAGTGTGCTATCTTTTACATGTCACAGCTTTCAGCAGATGCGGAAGGTAAAGTGTTGCTAAACCAATCCATGATGGAAGGTTCACGTACAGGTAAGGCAGCCGAAGCTGACTTGATGGTATTGATAGCCAAGAATCCACCTGTAGATGGTCAAGAAGAAGAAGATGCACAAAGACATTTAAATGTTGTGAAAAATAAGTTGACAGGATGGCATGGTGTGGTACACTGCGAACTTGATTATAAAACTGCGAGGTACTTATCGTGAAAATAGTTGTTGATGTAGAAAACACAGTTACCAAACGAGATGGTAAGATGCATCTAGACCCATTTGAACCAGACAATACGCTTGTTATGGTTGGAGTGTTGACAGATACAGGTGAAGAACATATCGTTACATTTGACCACGCAGGTGCGGAAGCTACACCCAATGGACATCAAATTGTACAAGACCTACTTGACAAAGCAGGTGCTGTCATATGCCACAACTCTGCGTATGATTTAATGTGGTTGTGGGAGTCTGGATTTAAGTATGATGGTGCGGTGTTTGACACTATGTTAGCTGAGTATGTACTACAACGTGGTATTAAACAGCCACTGTCTCTTGAAGCATGTGCAGAAAGATATGAGTTAGATACTAAGAAGCAGGACACTCTTAAAGAGTATTTTAAACAAGGCTTATCTACAAGAGAGATACCACATGATGAATTATCTGAGTATCTGTCAGCAGACTTACACGCTACACAACAGTTAGCAAATAAGATAACATATAAATTAAACACAACTGATTCGCCTTTGATGGACACAGTTCTTCTGACCAATCAGTTAGCAGTTGGCTTGGCTAAGATATATAACAGAGGATTTAAGGTAGACTTCTCTGCTCTTAGAGATGTGCGTATGCAGTACCAATCAGAACAGGCACTTCTTATAGATAGCTTAGAAGCACAAGTCAGAGAAGTTATGGGCGATACACCTGTAAACTTAAACAGCCCCGAACAATTATCATGGGTAATCTACGGTAGAAAAGTTAAAGACAAAACAGATTGGGTTACAGCTATTGACCCATACATGACCAGTTCGGACTTCAAAGAAGCTTTATCTAAGCATACAGAGAGATTATATAGAACAGAAGCAACGCAATGCACTACATGTTCTGGCTATGGTAAGATTCGTAAGACAAAGAAGGATGGCACACCTTTCTCTAAAGAGTCACGTTGTGTGGATTGTGATGGTAAAGGCTATCTATATACACCTACAGAAAAACGTGCGGGATTTTGTTTTGTACCACCATCACCAAAGTGGGCATCGGCTAATGGCTTTACAACAAACAAGATGAATTTACAAATGCTTGAGAGTACAGCCAAGAACAAAGGCATGGAAGATGCAGAGCGTTTCTTACGTAACGTGCGTAGGCTGTCTGCTGTAGAGACTTACTTATCTTCTTTCATTGAAGGTATATCTACACACATGAAACCAGATGAAATGCTACACGTTAGATTGTTACAGCATCGTACATCTACAGGTAGACTGTCGGGTGCTGACCCAAACATGCAAAACATGCCTAGAGGTGGTACGTTTCCTGTTAAGAAAGTATTTATATCTCGTTGGAAAGGCGGTGAGATACTTGAAGCTGACTTTGCACAACTGGAGTTCAGAGCTGCGGCATATTTGTCACAGGACAAAGTTGCTATGGAAGAAGTGGCAACAGGCTTTGATGTTCATGCCTACACTGCTAAGATTATATCTGATGCAGGACAGCCAACATCTAGACAAGAAGCCAAGGCTCACACATTTGCTCCGCTATATGGTGCGAGTGGGTTTGGCAGAACTAAAGCTGAAGCTCGTTACTATGAACATTTTACACAGAAATATTCTGGCATTGCAGAGTGGCATAAGAAACTAGCTCGTAGTGCTTTAGACAATCAAAAGATTAGTACACCATCAGGCAGAGAGTTTTCTTTTCCCGATGTGTCACGTAATAGAAGTGGTAGAATTAGCCACTTCACACAGATAAAGAATTATCCTGTGCAGTCGTTTGCTACAGCAGACATAGTGCCACTGGCACTGCTACACATAGATAATCTTTTAGAGCCAATGCATTCCTGTATTGTTAATACAGTACACGATAGTATTGTTATTGATGTTCACCCACAAGAACGACAGAGCGTTATTGATACGATAGATAAAACTAATGAAGCTTTATCTGGTATAATATCAATGCGGTGGGGAATAGAATTTAATGTACCATTGTTATTGGAAGCAAAAATAGGTAATAATTGGCTTGACACTAAAGATGTAGTATGATATAACTATTGCTCATTTGTTAAAAAGGAGACAACATAAATGACAGAACTTACAACTATAGACCCGAATAATTACAATGCAATGGCGAAAGCTATGGGCATAGCTAATGAAGCTCCTACGAAAGCTAAGAGCAGTTCTTTGGCTAGGCTTAGAATTAACCACTCGCCTATCATGGGTACAGCAGAAGTAAAAGGTAAAAGTGTTAACGTAGAAACTGTTAGCGGTGGTACATATAAATTGGAAATACCCGATGGGGATACCTACTACGCTAACTCTATAAAGATAAGACCGCACATGCAAAGGTTTATGTATAAGCGATTTGTTATGGGCGGTGCTAACTCCCCAAATCGTTACATCAAAACTATTATGTCTGACAATCTTAATGTAGATTTGAAAGACAATGATGGCGGTTTTAATTGTGGTAAACCTGCAGGATATATACAGGACTTCAAGGCATTGCCTGAGAAGACACAAGACCTTATCAAGCAGATAAAAAGAGTACGAGTAGTACTTGGTGTTGTTGAGCTAGTGAATCCTATGAATGCAAAAGGCGAGGAAGTAAAAGTTGATACTATGCCTTTTATATGGGAGATTGATAATAGAGATGCTTTCAAACTTGTTGGAGAATCTTTTGCTAGTCTAGCTAAGTTACAGAGACTGCCAGTGCATCATATGATAACTGCATCTACAGATGAAAGAAAGTTACCAAATGGTAATAGCTTTTTTGTACCTGTGGTATCACTAGACGTTTCTAATACTCTTGATGTGACACAAGAAGACCAAACCATATTTGCTGATTTCTTAGCGTGGTTGGATAACTACAATAACTACATTCTTAACATGTGGTCAGAGAAAGCTAATGCTCGTATGAGTGAAGAAGATACTAGCGTTGTCGATGACTTAGTGGATATCGAAGTTGAGGAAGTAGCCTAATGAATCATCCTGCTGAACTGGCATTGCACCAGTACTTTGAAAATGCGGTTAAAGGCAAGACTACCATGTCTAATAAAACCATTAAACAAGTAGCAACTGATGTGGCTAGTGCTATGCAACGTCAGTTCGGTGGGACTAAGAGTCGCAAGGACTTCCGCATTAGAATGTCTAATGTGGGTAGACCATCCTGCCAACTATGGTATGAAAAGAATAAGCCTGAGAAAGCTTTGCCATTTCCTTCATCATTTATAATGAATATGATGCTAGGAGATATAGTAGAAGCTGTATTCAAAGGTGTAATGACTGAAGCAGGTATTCAATACGAAGATGCCAAAGAAGTTTCTTTAGACGTTGGTGAGTCAACTGTATCGGGGACATACGACATTGTTGTAGATGGTGCAGTTGACGACATCAAGTCTGCTTCAGATTGGTCTTATAAGAATAAGTTTGAATCCTATGATACACTGGCAGAGTCAGATGGCTTTGGGTATGTAGGACAGTTAGCAGGTTATGCCAAAGCATCGGGTAAAAAAGTCGGTGGTTGGTGGGTTGTTAACAAAGCGAATGGACATTTTAAATATGTACCTGCAAAAGGTCTTGAACTAGATAAAGAAGTATCTAAGATAGAAAAGAATGTAAAGACAGTGAATGCTAATGTGTTTAAGCGTTGCTTTGATGCTGAAGAGGAAACATTTAGAGGAAAGACCACAGGTAATAAAGTATTGAATCAGAACTGCAAGTTCTGTTCATATAGATTTGATTGTTGGTCTGGTCTTATTGAGAAACCTGCGGTCAAATCACAAGCCAAGCAACCTAGAATGGTTGCGTATGTTCACTTAAACGAGGAGTATACAAATGAGTGATATGGAACTAGAAACTCTGGAGACAGAGATAAAAGAAACGCAAGAGCGTTTGAGTAATTTACGTAAAGAGTATAAAGAAAAAAAGTATGCGTCATTAAAAATGGCTATGGAAGCTAAAAGAGAAGCGGACAGAGCTTTAGCAGAAGAGTATAAAGCTCTTGGTATTTCTTCTTTATCTTACAACAGGGGATTTTATCTTTAATTGGTAAATAGATTCTCACAATTTATGGCAGCACGAAAGTACGGCTATCGTAGCGGTCTGGAAATAAAAATCTCTGACTTGTTGAAAGAGCAACGTGTAAAGTTTAAATACGAGCCTTTTAAAATAGAATGGGAAGACTTAGCCTACCGCACGTACACACCTGATTTTGTGCTGTCTAATGGTGTTATCATAGAAACCAAAGGACAGTTTACCGCATCAGATAGAAGAAAACATCTGGCTATACAGAAACAACATCCTAAATTGGATATACGTTTTGTATTTACAAATAGCAGACGAAAGCTTAGAAAGGGTGCAAAGTCTACGTATGGCGAATGGTGTTCTCGCTACGACTTTGAGTACTACGACAGAATAATTCCTGAATCGTGGATAAAAGAGAAAGGTAAAGACAAGTATCCTACGTTCATTAAATTTAATGGAACAAAATTAAAAAGGAAAAGTTGATGGATATAGCAAATAAACTGGACAAGAATGACTTTGTAATTAGAGTTCGTCCTACAAGACAAAAAGGAAATGGCAGGTGGTCAGGCACTGCAGATATTACAGTAGTTACTTCAGAACTAAATGACTTAGATGATAAGGAATGGGGTGAGCTAATGGAGTTTTGTAGAATGATGTGTGCTTCTGTGCCTATTATAGAAGAGGTAGAAAACTTTAGAAACTTATTACACGATTATTTAAGACGTTCTTATGACAAAAATGAAGATGTTTTTCTTGACAAAGAACAAGATAGTAATATAATACACTTGAAATTTATGAATGGGAATAAGAACGATGAAGAAAAAGATTGACTTAATAAACCACCCACCACATTACAAGAAAGGTAATATGGAAGTAATAGATGTCATAGAAGCTTTTCTAACTCCTGAAGAATATAGAGGATATATAAAAGGTAATAATATAAAATATATTCTAAGAGAAACATATAAAGGCGGTGATGCTGATATAGGAAAAGCTAGGTGGTATTTAAATAGATTTTTTGATTACTTTAAAGGGAAATTAAATGCTAGTTAAAATGCTCATAGCTATAGATATAGACCCAGAGGAGTACCCCATTCCTGCTGATGGTAAAGTATCAGAAGAAATTGAGGATGGCATTCGTGAATATTTTTATGATGTTCATGGTGCTAAGATTAAAAATATAAAAACACTGAGAGAATGATATGAATAATATTTTACCAACCGACTACCAAAACTTTATTGCGTTATCACGTTACGCAAGATGGAAAGAAGATGAACAAAGACGTGAGACATGGACTGAGACTGTCAGTAGATATATAGAATATATGTCAGAGCATTTAAAGAATAACCACGAGTACACTATGTCGAGTGCTATGAAGCACAAGTTAGAAAATGGTTTGTTTAATCTAAGTGTTATGCCCAGTATGAGAGCTTTGATGACTGCAGGTTCTGCATTAGATAGATGCCACGTTGCAGGATATAACTGTTCTTACATACCTGTGGATAGCCCACGAGCATTTGACGAGACTATGTACGTACTCATGTGTGGTACAGGTGTAGGCTTCTCTGTTGAAAGAGAGAATGTAGATAAGTTACCAATTATAAATGAACACTTTGAAAAAAGTAATACAGTTATTAAAGTGGGAGATAGCAGACCGGGATGGGCAAGAGCATTGCGAGAAATGATTGCCATGTTGTACGCAGGACAAATACCACAATGGGATGTATCAGAAGTTAGACCTGCAGGTGCAAGACTAAAAACATTTGGGGGTCGTGCCAGTGGTCCTGCTCCATTAGAAGAATTGTTTGACTTCTTAATTGAGAAGTTTACTCAAGCCAAGAATCGTAGGCTGTACCCATTAGAGTGTCACGATATCATGTGCAAGATAGGAGAAGTAGTAGTAGTGGGTGGAGTACGTAGGTCTGCACTTATCTCGCTATCAAATCTAGGCGATACACAGATGCGACACGCTAAGTCAGGACAGTGGTGGGAGAATGAAGGGCAACGTGCATTAGCAAATAATAGTGTAGCATATAAGTTTAAACCTGATATGGACACCTTTATGCGTGAATGGCTTGCCCTTTATGAAAGCAAGTCGGGTGAGCGAGGTATCTTCAATAGACAGTCAGCTATTAATCAAGCATCTAAGAATGGTAGACGAGATACTGAACATGAGTTTGGATGTAACCCATGCAGTGAGATTATACTACGTCCTTACCAGTTCTGTAATCTTACTGAAGTTGTTGTCAGAGAAACAGATACGGAAGAATCTCTAGCAGAGAAAGTAGAACTTGCTACCATACTCGGTACATTCCAATCAACTCTTACAGACTTTAAATACCTACGTAAGATATGGAAAACTAATACAGAAGAAGAAAGACTGTTGGGTGTATCACTTACTGGTATTATGGACAATGCATTGTTAAGTGGCAACAGCCCAAGAATAGGACAAAACATTGAAGGACTGCTATCTAGATTACGTGATATAGCTATTGATACTAACAAAAAGTTAGCTGAGAGTTTAGGCATTCCACAATCTACTGCTGTCACAACAGTAAAACCTAGTGGTACAGTTAGTCAATTAGTTGACAGTGCCAGTGGCATACATGCACGACACAATCCATATTACATACGCACAGTGCGTGGAGATAATAAAGACCCACTAACGCAGTTTATGATTGCACAAGGCATACCCTCTGAGCCTGATGTTATGAAACCCGATAGCACTACAGTGTTTAGCTTTCCTATGGAAGCTCCTTCTTCTGCGCTATGCAGACAGGACATGTCAGCTATTGACCAACTTAACATATGGTTAAAGTATCAGCGATACTGGTGTGAACACAAACCATCTGTAACTATATCGGTGAAGGAACACGAATGGTTAGAGGTAGGCTCTTGGGTCTATAATCATTTTGATGAAGTGTCTGGTATAAGTTTCTTACCATTCAGTGAGCATACATATAAGCAAGCACCTTATCAGGATTGTACTGAAGAAGAGTATAAGACTATGTTAAGTCAAATGCCGAAAGGTATTGATTGGACTGCTCTATCTGAGTACGAAAAAGAAGACACAACTTCTGGTAGTCGTGAATTAGCGTGTACTGCAGGTGTGTGTGAAATAGTTGACATAAATGTATAAGGAGATATAATGAAAGAAATTATACTAAACGCTGAAGCAAGTTATCTTAAAGGAGCTTTAAATAAACATTTAGCAAATGTGAGTTTACTAATTGACAACCCAACAGGGGTGGCACAACATGAAGATATTATGGCATCCATCGAAAAAGAGCTAGGGCATATAGCCGAATATGATGGAAAAATACAAATGCTATTCAAGTATATAGCCCCACCGCAACCTCAAACAGAAGGAAAATCGAATGACAAAGACAGCACCGTCACCAAAAAATAGGAAGAAGTTCGACATTGATTTACAGTATGGAAAGGTAAGAGAGGAAGCTGTGGCAAAGATGCTACAGGATAAAAAGATTGAAGTGAAGAGTGAACGAGATGTGTGGCAGAGAACTGGTAACATTGCTATAGAATACGAATGCTATGGCAAGCCTAGTGGTATCAATGCTACTGAATCAGACTATTGGTTTCACAATCTTTGCATAGGTGAAGACATCTTTGCTACTATAGTGTTTGATACAAAGAATCTAAGAAGAATTATAGGCAACTTAGATTACAAGAAGTCTGTATCTGGTGGAGACCATAATGCATCACGCATGTATCTACTAAATTTACAGAAACTATTCTCTTCGGATGTTATCAAAGCGTTTAAGGAAAACAAAGATGCAGCCTAGAAAGTTTAGAAGATATGATGCCCCACTTAAGATACAATTTAAGTGGGGTTATGACGCATTTAAAAAGGGTGGCAAGTACAGGTATATAGGCGGTAAGAAAATGTTTACAGAACTTCGCCCTCGATTTAAAGAAGAGATGCAACTCAAAGAGTGGCAACGTGGATTTAACACTGCGTATTTTGAAAATCTGTCGAGGGTAAAAAAGAATGAACAACTTAGAAAAGGAAGCGATACAGTACATGAAATGGAAAAACATAAGTAGCATGACAGCTACAGACTACCAGAACTCTGCGTGTAAGACAGCTATATTCCCAAAGGAATTGGGTGTGCAATACTTAGCCTTGGGACTTACAGGTGAAGCAGGTGAAGTAGCAAACAAAGTAAAGAAGCTTATACGTGATGGGGGAGATTCTCCAGACAAGCGTAAAGAAATAGCTAAAGAACTAGGAGATGTGTGTTGGTATCTTGCGGTACTGGCACAAGAACTGGGTTCAAATCTTGGCAAGATAATGGAAGATAACATTGCAAAGTTAGAAGATAGAAAAGCTAGAGGTGTAATAGGTGGTTCGGGAGATAATAGGTAATGGAGATATTTATAATATATGCTGCATTAGCCTATGGGGAACTGACTAGTCTTGTGCAGTTCAAGGGTTCTACATTTAAGAGTATGGATGAGTGTACTGCTTATCTTAAGGACAATGAAATTAAAGTATGGGGTACACTCAATCAGCATATAACGATGCACTATCCACAGGCTTCTGTGGCACATGTTGGATGTAGCCCATTGTCAGCGTTCAGAGAGGACACTAACGTCTAGCCATCAAGCCACCACGATTGAACTTGTCTGTTAATAGGAATACCATGCGTTTAAGGTCTTCATAACTAGTTTTAGGCATCTTCTGTGGGTTGTTGATAAACGTATTATCTTTCATCATTTCTTTTAATTTTTTGTCTGATACTCCTCTAAGGCTAGACTTACCTGTATCTGTCTGGTACATTTTTGCTTTCATTTGCTCAAACACCTGTGAAAGTGCATGCACGTTTTGTCTTTTCTCTCCCTCTGGTAAGAATTTTTTAAGTTTATCTACCGTTCTATCAGACTCACTAAAAAGAGTTTGAAGCAACGAGTCGTATGTACCTCTAGCACCATACTGTTCTGTAAATTGACCCAGAGCTTGTAGGTCTTTCATAAGATTTCTTAAATCTTCATAGGCAGCTGAAACCACTTTAGCACCGCCTGAACCTTTTTTTAAATCACCTACGTAGCCAACACCCTGATTCTCTAAATGTGCTTCCAAATCTGTGTTCATTCTTGTATAAAAGTTGCTAATGTCATCTCTAACTTCATTAGCAAACTGTTGACCTACTATAATTCTATCCTCTAGTGACATTTTACCAAGATTTTTTAGCTCCTCTCTACCAACAGAGTGTTCTAATCTGTCAGTTTTTTGAGATAATTGTCTTATGTTTTTTAGTTCTTCTGGTGTACTAAAGGCTATTTCAGCTTCCTTGTGTCTGGTTCTTGGTAAACCTAAAGCTGTCTCATCTTGCATATACTGTGCTTTATCTCTAGGAGCAGTATACTCCTCTCGTGTCATACCCCTAACCTTACTTCTAGGAAATGGGGCTGATACTACGTTAGCAGGTACGAGGTCTCCGAAAGCCCTTTTTATAGATACAAGTGGGTCTCTTGATGTTGACAACATCTTTTTGCCTAACTCAGCATGTTTACCTGATGCGCCTTTTGAACCGCCTATACCTAACTCAACTCCTTCTTCAAAGTCTGTAAAGGGGGAAAATCCTTCTGCTTCTAATACCTCTGCTCTAGTCGTATCTCTATAGACTGTTCCTTTGTATCCCTCATAGGGTTGACTTACACCTGCTGACCCATGAAATATCCTCGGCATAGGTCTGTTCATTTCTTGTATCATTGTTCTACGTATAGATTTAGGCAATAGCTTTGCTATAGCTATTTGGTCAGCCTTATTTCTCATATCAAATTTTTTACCTGTAAAATCTATTGTGTTAATCCTATTAATTAAGTCTGTTTCATTTTCATTAAAAGACCCTTGTTTAAATCTGTCCATAAAATTTCGGACGGTGGATTTCTTTTCTCTTATCTTATCCACAAGAAATTTCTGGTCAGGTGTCATGTCCACGTCAATCTTGGCAAATGTGCCACCAATTACGTTTGATGTGTCAGATTTCTTCTGTATTACCTTTCCATTAATAGGGGGAGCATCATCAACTATTTTAACCCCTTCTGTATTTTGAAAATATTTCATGGTAGCTTTATAATCTGCGTCATCAAGAGGTGCATCTTTATAATGTTCTAATATATGAAATAATTGCTGTTTACTAACTTCATTATTTTGTTTACTTGCTAGTGCTTTAATAGCACTAGGAGAAGTAATACCCTTGTCTTGGTCATTTAGAATCTTTGTTATTTCGTCAATATTTTCAATTCCCTTTGATTTATCTAAATATTTCGTTTTAACTTGATAGGGAGTCTTGGCATCAATATTTTCAAATCCCTTTGTACTACCATACTGAGAACTAGGTTTAAGAGAATCAACAACATTTATATTTTTTATAGACATTTCAGAAAACGAGTCTTCAAGGTCTACAGAAGTCCAGTTTGGTTTACCCTTATTGAGTATTTCAGAAATCTGATTATTTGTAATTTCATTGTCTTGTGTTTTAGCCAGTTGTTCCATAGCATTAGTTAACTTACCAGTTGTGCTTTTAGGTATCAAATCCCCTCCATCAACCTCAAAGTCATATCCAACAACCTTTATATTTTTTCCTGACAATTCAGTAAAAATATCTTCTACATCTACAGAAGTATAGCTCGGCTTATGTTTTTTTAATAATTGCTCTATCTGGTTATGTGAAATTTCATTGTTTTGTATTTTTGATTGTAATTGTATGGCATTAGTCAACTCGCTAGTGGTTGCTTCTTTTTTTGCTTTTTGAATGTCTAAGCCTTCGGGTGCTTCTACTTTTACAGACTTTCCTGATTTTACTAACTCGTCATCAAATGTTTCTGCAAAAGATTTTACTGCAGTTTTAGCAGGTTTTGCTCCATATTTTACTAAAGGTATTATACCCATTGCAGATAGAACAGAAAATGCACCACCCAGTCCCATCTTTCTTAAGTCGCCTTGGTCATAACCTGATTCTATCAATTCAAAAGCATAGGACAAGTCATCGGGTAATTCATATGCAGCTTTTATTTCTCCTATCACAGGTGTAACATCGGCTATGCCCTTTACTGTGTTTATTGCTTCTTGTTTTATTTCTGCAGGAGTAAGTTTTGATAGAGATTTATAAACTTCTTCATTAGCCACACTCTCAAAATAATCAGTACCACTTCTCTCAGTTTTCTTTGCTTTTATCAATGCTTCTTCTGCACGAGATAAGACAGGCTCAAATTGATTAAAGTTATCTTCTGTGTCCGAATCTTCTAGCTCTAAGATTTGATTTTGTGCTGAGTTGGAATACAACATACCCATTAGTCACTCCCCTTTTGACCACGTATCTGTTTAGCTCTACTTAATGCCCATTGTAAAACATTTATTCTTTTACCACCTATTGTTACTGTTTTGTCTCTATCAGCAGATACACTATTTTCACCACCTAACATCATTCTATATTCGGCATCTATTCTGTTCTTATCAACTCTATTTAATCTTTGCCATGTAATAGAATCTGTATAAGTGTAACTTGCACCTGCATCATAAGCTTCCATTTCTATTCTTGCGTCAGCTTTGTCTCTAACTTGAGCTATAACATTTTTAGCTGCAGCATCTAACATATCTCGCTTAATGGCTCTACCATCTGCTGTATAAGGTAGCTTTTTATACCTATCAGATTCCATAAGTGTATTCAGATTATCTTCTAGATTAAATGCCCCACCTCGTGTAGATAAAAGTTCTCTTATATATTTATCTCTAATTTCATTTTTATCTCTGCGGTATACATCAAATGGACGTAATCCAACCTTTGTCATTTCAGCTTGTAATTTATTCTTTGGCTTTCTTTTTGTTAAACCAAACATTTGTTTTTCTAATGGATTGACCTGCATTAAGTCACCAGTTTCAAATGCTGACCTTGCTCTTTCTGTATATTCACTAGCAAAGTTTTTAGGTAGAGAACGTGTACCTCTTGCATATAATATATCTAAGAAGTTCATCTCACCATTTCTTGTTTCAGGTATACCTCTAGCATCTTCATCAAATTGAGCATATACATCTCGTAAAGCAGATACAGGTAGGAGAAATGTATTCATTACATTACCTATGCCCTCCGCTAATATTTTAGTTCCTTTACCTCCTGCATCACGAGAAAATAAATCAGGCAAATCTTCTAGTAGGTTATCTAATGCATATAAGCCCATACCAGTTCTAAATGTAGAGCCTAGTGTTGCTTGTAATCCATCACGCATTATGGATACTTTATTTGCAGGTAAACCGCCATTCTGGTAACGTATCATAAAATCTGCTACAAGAACATGGGCAGCAAAAGGACCATACACAGGTCTACCATCTACTATATTTTCATTGTTATCTTTAAACTCATACCAGTTTGTAGTGTCTCCTTGTTTAAGTCTCCAGTTGTATGCTGTCATAAACAACATAGCTCCTGTCATTTGCTTTGGCATCTTCTCTCTTAAATATTTTCTAACTGCCATTTCCTTGCCTAACTCGGCTACTGATTCTTTTGACAGGGGTTTATCCAATGGTAGTAGACCTAGCACTGGTGTGTGCTGATATATAAACTTCATTTGATTGGCTACATAACGTGGGAAAGGTAAGAATGATGATATAAGAAAAGGGATATCTTGATGTGCTTTAATTGTGCCTTTAGCTAACTTACCAAAAAAGTTTGTACCTTTAAAGCTAGTCTGATATACAAAGTCATACGCATCTTCTATAGACTCTCTTAATACATCTTGAGGTATTTTTTGTAAGTTATCAGTCTCTAACAAATCATGGAAATGTAATTTTTTCTGTTCTAACAAGTTACCATTTTCTTTATATAGATTATTTATAGTACCCTCTTGTTTAGCATCATCAATAATTTTACGGACATCAGCCCTACTATTACCACCCATACGAAAAATTCTATTAGCTAATAACTTTTCTCGTATATCATCAGTCATTTGAAAACCAATATCAGATATACGTCTTTTTAAAGAAGCAGATAATACTGCTCTTTTCCATATGTTATCAGACATGGTGTTAAGAAAATTTACTTTTCTACCAAGAGTAGCCAAAGCACCTTCTGCACCATACATAGCTTCTAAATCGGCAGCTTCTCTAAATAATTTTGCACTTAGTTCAGGGAAAGTTTCTTTGAATATTTGTTGCGTAATCATAGATTCATATGGATTTAACATATGTGCCGCTATATCAAATGTTCCATCAAAAGGATTTCTAGCACTTAATATATTATCAAAGGTACGTGTAGTTGCATCTATAGCAACTCTAAACCCACCATTAAGGTTGTTACGCATAGTTGTGGCAGGTTGAGAAGTCATCACTCCAAGTCTTAATCTATCTAAGTCTTTAAAAAAACCTGTTAGAGCATTTCTATTTTCTAATAATTTTTTAGCCCCATCTGAATCTATACTAGATTTACCTACAGCGTTTAACTTATCTAAGTCGGCTAATAAACCATCAACTATTTTTTGAGAAAATTTGTAAGTTACTTGTTTAGGTGTTTCTATTTCTTTTAGTTTGCTTTTTTCACCTATTTCTCTAGATAATTTGCCCATTCCCCCAAGCACTCTACCTGCATCAGAAATTTCAGATAAAAAGAAATAGGAAAAAGTATCGTAGTTTAAATTGTGTTCTTCTAATATTTCTGAAACATCATCTAATAATCCTGTTTCGTTTCTTTCCATAGCCCTTTGTAAGGCACTTGTTACTCTTTCATTCTTTTGGGGTTTTATTTTTCGTTTAATTTGTATTGCTGCAGCAGTTATATTGTCCATAACTTCTACAGGTAATCCAAATTCTAATGTATCTGAAGTAGAGGATGTTTGTTTAAACAGTCTACCCTTTCTAACTAACTCAGGATTAAGTGACTTTAGTGTATCTTTAACTTCTGAAACTTCTTTTACACTTGAATCACGTATAACAATTTTACTATTTTCTCTAGCTTTTGTAGCTTTTTCTGCTGCTATAAATTGTTGTGCTACAAACTTTTCATTTGCTTTTTTAGCCGCTAATGTTTGTGGTATACTTACTAGAGGAAAATGAACTAGCCCTGCTGTAACTGCAGACGTTGCACCATGTACCATAGGTCTAACTCCTGTTGCTCTGTCCTGTAGACGTGTCTCTACTCTTGCCTGTTCTTGAACAGCACCCTGACCAAAACCTATAGCACCTTCAACTGCCATAGCTTTGGTTGAACCTTTAAGGGCTTCACTTAATATTTTTCTAGTTGCTATCTTTGCACCTTGCACTCCTGCAAGTGCTGCCAGTTTTCCTGAACCACCTGTTGCTATCCCTAAATAGGTAGAGGGTGCGGTAGCAAGACCTTGCATATAGTCAACTGCACCAGTTATACCCACACCTTCATCTATTTTATCAAAGGCATCAATAAGACTGCCAAAGCGTAGTTTACCTTCTATGTTTGCATTTTGAGCATACTCTAAATCACGTATAGTGGTTACTTCATTCACGTTGTGAAATCGCATATGTTGCATAAAAGCATCATAGGATTCCTCTGCGGTCATAGGCTCTGTAACACCTTTACGCTCACGTAAAAAGGCTTCTACATCATCTATAAACTCTACGTTGTTAAGTAAATCTTCTTTTTTTATTTCTTCTGCTTGACTGTAACTGCGGAACATTAATAGTCTCCTACTGTATAACCCTCATGTATAGGTGAAGATGTATTAACACTCTTCTTTATTCTGCTTATTTTTAAATTTTTATTGTACTCTGCTAGAGCCGCATCCAAGTAAGATTTATCATCAGAAAGTGTTTTACCTTCAGACTTTTCATGTTCTTTTAATAACTTAGCATAATTTTTTCTCCAAGTTTCTCCCTTTACATTAGCTCCACCATCAACCAACAGTTTTATCGCATTTGCCATATCAATTTGTATAACAGCAGTATCTCTATTCTCATTCCCTTTGGGTGGTTTGGTAGGCTTAAGCAGAGTAGAAACTTCCGTATGTATTTTTCGTAAATTTGCACCAGAAATTTTACCATCCTTGTCTTGAAGCTCTACAAATCTTTTAGAAAAAAGTTCTCTAATTTTAATAGTTGATGCATTTTCATTGGCTTCTGTTATTTCTGTAGGTATGTTAAAATTAGTAGCTCGTTCACCAGTATCGGTTATATATGTACTAAACTCTGCACCTTCAATTAAGTCTGCAGCAAGTTTAAATGTTTCAGACATAGCGGAATTTCTTGTAATAGTTCCTTTGTCTGTTTTCAGTTCATCTATTGTCTTAATAACCGCTGCTTCTTCTAAACCAGAAGCTAAATTAATAGTACCTGTAAAAGGCAGGTCTGTTGGAGTAACACTACCAGTAGCATATTGTCTAAGATTAGCTACTGAACCTTTACCTGATATAGATTCTATTGCTTCTATTCTTTTCTTAGCCAGTTTATTCATATTAGGATTAAACAATTTGTCAAATGTGATACCCTTTGATTGTCCTGAATCTGCAAACGCATCACTTAAAGACATACCACCAGACACTTTACCAACAACACTGTTAATCATTTCATCCATTGTCATACCACTAGATTCGTAGTTCTCACCCATGTTAACAATATTACCGATGTCATAGCCCACAGCAGCTTGTGTTTCAGCACTCATGTTGTGGTATTTTTTAATCTGTGCTAACACCTCTTCTCCACGTCCTTGTTCAAGAGCTACACCTATTTGGTCAACACTTAAGTACGGCTTTAATGCTCTAGCAAGTTTTCTAGTAGCTTTTTTATTAGCTACATGTGAATCCCAGTTAGCACTTCCTTTAGCTTCCCACTTAGCCATAGCATCATCTATCAGCTTGTTGGCTCTTTTTCTTTCATCGTCCATGTATCTTGAGCCTTCAGCTGCAAAACCACCCAACGCACTTCCTAAATGTAAACCCAATACCATTACATTGCTCTCCTTGCCATTAATCCTTTAGGTTCTTCTTCTACCTCTGGTTCTATTTCTATGCTGTCCATTTCTGGTTGTTTTTCTTCTTTTAAAGCATATGTTATTTCTGCTCTACTTGCACTTTTTTTAGCATCATTATTAGAAAATTTAACATGTTCAACACCAACTTTTTCTGCCATACTAGATATTACTTCTGTTAATGCAGGAGCAATAACAATACCTACATCTAAACTGTGAACACCCTCCATAACACCGCCTTGTTGTAGTATATCTACAAGTGTATCAACAGGAACTCCGTTGTCTAATATGTCTAACAGTTCGTTAGCTCTTTCTGGTCTGGTTATTCTGTTAACATAAAATGCCAATGCATCATCGGGACTGCTATACCTAGCAGGTTTCTGCCAAGGTCTATCACCTAAAGGTGCAGTCAGCGACTGACCGGGAATAGGCGCATCAAATGGTACGTTATCTCTATCTTGCTTGACCATTAGTTCTACCTTTCACTAATCTTAACAATCTAACTGCATCATTAACTTTTTCTTCTGGCTGTTTCTTTTCCGTTCTAGACAACAATCCTGTGTTTACTGGTTTTGGTTCTGGCATTTCTTCTAATGCTTGATATGTATTCTGTATTGCCTGATTAATTTTTCCTACTTGTGTCACGCTTAACCCCTTTTCTATTTACCAAGAAAGTTTTCTAATATTCTAAATGCAAATCCACCAACAGCCCTACTGTTTTCTGCATCTCTTTGTAGCTCTGCAGATGTTATATTTGCATCTGCCTGTATTCTAGCTGTTGCTATTTTAGTTTGTCTATCTAAATCATTATCGGCAGCTTCCCATGCAAACTCCATAGCATCAGAATAATACTGCCACAAATTATCGTATGCGGTTTTGCTCATGTCAAGAACATTTGTTGCATTTATTTCGTTAGCACGATTAATGGCTGCAGTATCTGCTGTAGCTATCTGTCTTCTCCACTGTGCATTTGCTTGTGCAATCACAGTTTGATTCTGTGCATTGAACTGGTCACGTTGGTTAGCCACCTCAGTATTAAATCTAGCGATTGTATTAGCTTGTCCTGCATTGTACTGGTTCTGTGCATTGGCTTGTGTTGCATTAAATTGTGATACATTGTTAGCAAGGTTAGCAAAGAATTGGTCGGTTTGATTTTGGCTAGATGAGTTAAACTGTCTGGCTGCATTTTCTGCGGCTTGGTCTGTAAATAAAGCTTGTACTCTCTGCTGTGTCTTAAATATATCTGTCTGCTGTCTGTTGGACAGATTAGCCATATCAACCTGTAAAAAGTTTTGTGCATTCTGTACGGCAGCCTGTTGTCTATTGGATAAGTTTGCCATATCTAAGTTTGCTAATGCACCTGCTTCTGCCATAAGTAAAGCTTGTCTATTACTTAAATTATTTAACTCCATAGTATTAGCAATACGACTATTCTCTAACTGAACTTGTGTTTCATGTGTAAAGTTCATATTAGCTATATCACCTATACGTGCAGAGTTTTGTACTTTTGCTTGAAACGCTTGGTCAAACTCCATGCCTAAAAACTTAGCACGCTGTTCTGCTGCAAGCATAGCTCTCTGTTGTCTATTAGATAAGTTTTGTGCTTCAAAAGATGCTTGTGTCTGTGCATCAGCAGACGCTATTGGTAGTGCAGACTCTAAGGCTGCCTGTACCATTGCCTGTCCTGCTATACTAGATGCACCCATACCTCTGGCTTGCATCTGAGCCATAACACCTCTTAATGCTCCTGCCGCCCAAGGTGGCGGATTAGTCGCATCAAAGTCGGCTGTAAGCTCTGCTAGTTGTCCTCTAACTGTAGCTTTCTCTGAAGGTGTTGCTGTTGCGGCTTGAATTTGTTCTGTAAACTTAGATGCTTTTTCTGCATTAGCTACACCAGTTATAATCTCACCGTCTTTTATTTCTCGTTGTACAGGATTGTCTATAAGTATACCAGTACCTTGAGCAGCATCTAAATCAGACACAGAAGACTTAAGAGTCTCTTCGGCTTCTATTTCTAATCTAGGGTCATCGGGATTTGCTTGAGCAGCATTAAGTGCAGTTACAACTTCATCAACTTCAGGCTTAACTTTATCAGGTGTTACAGTAGATATCGGAGTTTGTGTTACATCATCCGCTTTTTCTGTTTGTGCAAAATAGGTTTCAGACTTTCTGTCACCAGTAAGCTGTCCAGTTGTTGTTGGTATATATGCACCTGCTTCATCACGAGTAAGTTCAGGGTCAACTTTAGCACCTGTTGGTAATTTAGGAGCTTGCATTCTTTCTGCTGTAATGTCTGCTATGGGTGCAGAAGGATTCACTCCTGTTGTGTCATCTGGTTCTTTTTTAGGTGTACCACCCTCTTGCATTTTAACAATACCACCTCTTGCCATTTGACGTGCTACGTCTTGATAACGCATCATCTCTGATTGTCTGTCGGGATTGTCCTGTAAGAACTTTTGAAAATCTTTTATGTTTCCTTGAAAACCCATAGCATTGGCTATCTTCTCCATGCCTGAAGGTTTAAATCCTTGAAACTGTTGTGGCTGTTGTATCATTATTTATCCCTACTTAATACTCTATCTAGCTTATCTTCTAATCTGTGTAGTGCTTCCATTACCCCATGCATTTCATCTTTTACTTCTGACCTCGACACATACTCTTCTCTTGTTTTATTAAGAAGTATGTCTATTCTTTTTACCTCTAGCATCATGTTACGAAATGTCCATAGTGCAGGAGCTATGACAAGTGTTAGGATTAAATTCCAAAACATTACTGGGTCTATTTCCATTATTTAAAACTCTTATTCATTGAGTCAAGAACGCTGTCTATGTTTGGCTCTTGACCATCAGGGTCATATTTACAACGGTACTCAGTCGGACATTGACCTTCTACTACAAGTGTATATGTATCGTTTGCACCTTTGTACAGACAGACTTGCTGTCCATTCTTAGCTTGTACTCTTTTGTATCTACGGCATGTGATATACTTAGGGTCTTCCCTTATGCCTAGTCTTTTCTCTTGCTCCCAAGTCCAATCACTGAACTT